CCCCAAATAGAAAACGACCTTTTTGTTCACGTAAATATTGACATCCCCGCAGGGGGATGGGTTATTTACGGGGACAAAAACATTGAGATACCCCGCAGGGGCGAACCGCATTATGTCACCCCCAAATAGAAAAAGACTTTTTTGTTCACGTAAATATTGACATCCCCCGCAGGGGGATGGGTTATTTACGGGGACAAAAAAATTGAAATGTTTTTTCGTCTAGACTCCATTTGACAGCTATCAAGCACTACGACAACAATGTTCTCCTTTCTCAAAACCGGCGACACCCACAATACCATCAGAACCCTCACCAATCTCCCTGGACTCTTCACTTCGGACGGAAGCAGAATCAAATACGCGCTCCTGAATCATTCCACCGCGATGCGCACGAATATCTCCATTGGTGCTCCCATCTTCCAGGGAATCCGGCAGTTGGAGGCGGAACTTGAGCGACGCGACATCGCCTGTATAATGAGCGGGAATTTGCCTTCAATGGCAGCGAATGCGGCTTCGGCTGCGGCTGCTGCTGCTTCGACGCGTCGTCCTTCGCTATTCATTGACAACGAACTTCACATCGACAATGCGGCATTGGCCTTGATTATGGCTAAAGAACTCGCGTTTCTCAACCGGACAATTCAAATGATTACACTCATCGCGAACAGGTACAATGAAGAACAAGAAGACCTCGCGGGGGGACGTACCCCAATGTGTCGCGACAGCGACAGCGACGACGACGACAACGACGACGACCCATTCTCACCTCCAGCTGAAGATCTCGAACAAGGCTACGGTGATGACACCGTTTGCCCATTGATGCGCTCCCATTCTCAACCTACAAACGAAAGCTGTGGTGGCCACTCGGCTAGAGGAGTCCCCAATCAACTGGCAGCTACATTCCTCGTCGCAAGCGGGCGTATGCATCAGCGCTTCAACAATCTTTGCGCTCTTACTGGAACAGATTTGGTTCTTGTGAACGGAATGACCACAAAGGACCGCCCTCATAATGAAGCCAACCGCGAAAAGCAACTTATTGTTGAACGACACGTCATCTCGAATATCTTCCTTCACTTCGAGAAGTTTGACCCCCAGCACCGTGACCCAGTCGTTGTGGCATTCCAGGAATTGCGCGACATCTCGGTCTCTGCGTGGAGGGTGTTGTCTATGTATGCGTTCTCCAACCTGTTTCGGTTGTTGGAAGGAACCGACTTCGCAGTCTACTACCAGCCAGACGATGCGATTTTCACACAGGGGCGCGATTACTGTCTGCCACGCCAAGAGGCGGCGGCGGCGGCGGCGATGCGGGTTCCGCACGAGGATAACACGCTGCCAACGACACTGACAATGGCCGAACTGGCAGATTTGGCCGCGCGGCAACCGGTAGAGGAGGTGGACGCAATGGAATACGACTAAACGACGACGACGACGACGATGACACGGGGACGCACGACGCGGACGACTCGACGGAAGGTAATAAAAAAGTATTGTGTGTTATGAAACTAACACTTTTTTATTATTGTCTGGGGTCCGGGCTCCGTTACATTCGGCTCCGTTCGGCTCCGCTCCATTCGGCTCCGTTCGGCTCCGTTACATTCCATTCCATTACATTCCATTCCATTACATTCCATTCGGCTCCGTTACATTCGGCTCCGTTACATTCGGCTCCGCTCCATTCGGCTCCGCTCCATTCGGCTCCGCTCCATTCGGCTCCGCTCCATTCGGCTCCGCTCCATTCGGCTCCGTACACTACGCTAATACTCTCTGAACTGGTCACGAATGTGTTCAAACACCACAATCGCATCCCGCGCGCATGTGGTGACATACTCCGCCACGATTCCTTCATCCACCCCCACCGTCTCCGCAAACCCCACACGTATCATACTATCCGGGTTGTGCGGGTGAATTTTCCTGAATGCGCAGTAGGTAACCGTCTGGTCCTCCGCGTAGTGTTTGTCGTGTAGGAAGAACTCGATGACTTTCCCCAAGGTATAATCCTCCCCCTTCAATTCAATATCAAAGCCATTCTGAATCGTGCTTACCGTGGGTATAATGTGATTCTCCCCGCTTTCGATATCGCGGATGAATTTCGTACACTTGTTAATCATAATCTGCGCGGCCTTGTGGACGATTTCCGCATTTGTGAAGACCCCCACCGTCTCCACGACGAAATCGAAGCTGTCTTCCTTCGTGTGGCGTTGTGCGTCCAGGAGCGACCAGTTCTTGCGCTGGGCTTTCATTTCTTCGCTGCCCACGGTGGCGATACCTTCCTTCACGAGTTCGGCTTCCTTGATGCGCCACGCCTCGTCGACCTTGGCGGCGTCCATCGTCATTTGGTAGGCGCACGTAGAGACCACATTGAAGGCGCCGTCTTCGCGGGAACTGCCGATATCCAAATCACATGTCATCGTCAGTTGCTCGCCTTCGCTGTATTCCGACATTTTCGGGAGGAGGCGGGCGAACTCGATGTAATCGCTACTGACTGGATTGCTTGGAAATATTTCGTGCACCTTGACATCGGTGAGGTATTTGCCCGTGGTCTTGTTTTTCATCCGAAAATCCTTTGTCGTCACGTAGCGGATTTCGTTTCCGTCGGCGACAACGTCGATTTCTAGTTGGTAATCTTTGTAGGGGAAATCGGGGTCTGTGATGTGGATTGGTATGCAGCTGAGGCGTTGGTTCAGTATTTGATTATGAATACGGCTCGTATTGACGGTGATACTTGATTTCGATTCTGCGTGAGGTGTGGTGCGGAATACAAGAGTCGGGACGTCGGACAATATTATACGACGTAAAGCGTTGGCCAGTGAGACATTGATTTTGTCGATGGTGAATCTGAGCTCACCCCGTTCGTCCGTTCGTGAAACGATACGAGGGATGTATTTGCTTGACGCGCTATTGGAATGGAAAGGAGCACCGGACGACGCGGACGCAGCGGATGACATTGTGTGATAGTAAACAATAAACGATACTTTTATATACGTTTGTATAAATATTCGCTATCAATTTTTTATAGGAATGCGCGTTCAAAACCCACATAAAGTTTTATCGTTTATTTAGTAATAAAAGACACAATGTCGTCAATCATTTACTACAGTAATTCATGTGACCGTTGTAAATCGGTATTGTCAGCGTTGTCTAAATCGCAAGTCAGTAATGACATCCATTTTCTCTGTATCGACCGACGCGTTAAATCCAGCACCGGTGCGGTTCACATTATTACGGACAGCGGCGAAAAAGTGTTGTTGCCCCCCCAAGTCAACCGCGTCCCAGCGCTCTTGCTCCTGAATAAGGGCCACCTGGTGCTATACGGCGACCAAATCCTCCAGCATTTTCAGCCTAAAAATGTAGCGCTCAACGACCATGCAACCGGCTTCAACGGCGAACCGAATGCCTTTGCGTTGGGGCGTGAGAGTATGGGTAGCGGGTTCGGTGTCGCATCGGACAATTACAGTTTCTTGGACCAGAGCGCCGACGAGTTGTCCGCGAAGGGGAACGGCGGTATGCGGCAACTTTACAACTATGCTACGATTGACCTCGTGGATAAAATAGAGACACCGCCTGATACGTATTCGCCGGATAAGGTGGGGAGTGTTTCAATGGAACAATTACAGCAGAAGAGGCAATCCGAGATACAGAATCAGCAACAGCAGAATACGGTGGTGGGGGGCGGTGGCGGTGGTGGCGGTGGGATGTCCGGAATGGGGGGCTCGGGTGGTGTGCCCGGTTCCCAGCGCGGACAGAATATGCCACCTCCACAGCAATACGCGCCTGTTGGAACGCCTCCACAGTTTGCCGCACAAGCTGCTTACCGCGCTCCGCCTCAACAACCCGAGTATTCGCGTCTGGGCGGTGGTGGCGGCGGCGGTGGCGGGGGCGGTGGCGGGAGTTTGCGTGGGACGATGGATATACGCGCTCAACCGCGTGGTGGCGGTAGTTGGATTTAGCGTGGTTGAACTTTTTATTTTCTAGATACAGTATATAACTATGGAACGCTACGTTCAAGAATGGAGTTTTCCAGTTGATTCTGTAGAGAATGATATAAATAGTAATATAGGTATGTTTGATTTATTTCAGGCGATTCGTGAATTTAATTTTCAGATGAATGACCCGAAACATAATCTATTAAAAGAAATACTTGTCGCAAATTGTGTATCAAAACTAGATGAATTGAACCCGAATGTTCTTGTAATTTATTTAGAAAGTGATCCACCATCACGAGATACTGATAAGTGGAATATTTCTGACATCAAACTTATGAAGGTTCTTTCTGTTCAACTGCCAATTCAAACAAAACAGCCAATTCAAACAAAAACACCGACAGAAGGCCAGAAACCGACAAAGTATGTAAAAGTAACGTTTGGAAATTTCACACTAAGAGGAATTTTACCCTCTACTCGTAACCCTGATAAATTAACTGCTGAAACATACGATGGAACTGAAACAAAAAAGGATAAAAATATTCAGTTAGACCAGGATGACGAAACTATTATAAGTCGTAAAACTTTCTCTCAGTATTATGATTATTTGGGAGACGAATACTTCACAATGCTATTTCCTTTTGACAAATCTACATATGATAAGATTATGGCCAAGATCAACGAAGAAGCTGAAGACGAAGCGATTAAAGATTTACTAGCTCATTTTAATAAAAAAAAAGAACAACGTAAAGAGTATTTTGTATCTGGCCATAAAAGAATAGAAGAATTTAAAACTGTATTAACAAGTTTCGAGAATATGATGGTCGATAAACCTGTCAGCTCCACCGGACAGGGAGGGAATAAACGTTCTCAAAAGAAACCACCCAAGCGGTGTCATATTAATTCCAAATCTCATTATTATTGTCACATGTCTCGCACTCAGCGTCGTAAAAAGACACAGCGAAGGCAGCGAAGGCAGCGGCGGCAGCGGCAGTAGTTGGATATAAACTCATCTTGTTGTATTTGTATAATCGGTTACGGTGTGTGTAATGGATTATGCCGTTGATTATTTGAACGAAATGAATACCGGGGGTCGATTTGTATACGACGACCCTAGATACTTTTCCAAATTATACGTCTTATTGAAATCAATTGGTGTCGTGGTATACACGGCCACGCTCATTACGTGTTCTAGGCCAGACATTTATTTTATCTTTATGGTTGGAGTGATGTCTTTATCTACCGCGAACAGCGCTCGGTATGAGTATAGTCATTATCAGAGATACGGAACTATATTCTCGTCGATTGGTGAGTATGATACATGGAAACAGCAACTATGGCCTATAACCCGCGCTGTGTTTTCAATCGCCGAGCTAGGAATAAAGATAGCGTTTTTTATACGGATGTTCCCGCCTCGGTTTGATGTTCGTTCAATGTGTGATGTGGGGCAAAGTATATTCAATATTCATATATTCGTGGTTTTTACAATCTATACCATCTCTGGTATATCGTGTGTGTGTTTTTTTTGTTCCGCTTATTGTTGTTGTGATAATTATCCACGGCAGCAAAGATTACAAGGACCGCAGACGCGATTTATAGTTATACCCCATCAAAATGAAGAATGCTGTATATGTTTAGATGACAGCGCGATTCAAATATGGGTAATATTACCGTGTGGACACACGTTCCACAATTCGTGTATTATGAGGTGGTTGGTTGGAAACGATACGTGCCCGGTGTGTAGGATTCGTGTAGAATGAAATGGAATGGAATGAAATGGAATCGAATGAAATTGAAATGGAATCGAATGAAATTGAAATGTTTTTTATGTATTCAAGCATTTCAATTGTCTTATTCAACGTTCATACGAATGTCGTCATCTACTACCGCCGCCTCCGCCGCTACCGCCTCCGCCTCCGCCTCCGCCGCTACCGATGGATACCGCACCCATTATATCCGTTCCTGGCATAATTACCAGCGCGACACCCCGTCCCATCTTCATTCCATCGCCCATTACAACGCCGACTGCGAGGAACACGCCAAACTATACGACCGCAACGCAATGGTTCTTCGGGATAACGTCGTGAAAATAACCGGTTGGTATTGGTGTACCGGATTCCCCGCCCAGAACTGCGCCGACACCAACGGATACGTGGATGTCCGCACCGGGAAGAAATACTCACTCCACGGCGATGGCTCGTTTTTCAAGGAAATCATCGGGCGCCAATGAAAATGTCGCAGAGTATGTATATAACAATATATACTGCTGATTCATTGGTGGACAATGGATTCACTCCGCGAGTTTTACCAGAAATACGACGAAATCGTCCGTTTGTCAGCCTACGCATTCACCGGGTGGTTCTTATCCTGGGTCCTTTTTTTCATAATGTTGCCATTTATGGTGCGGTCTTACGGCAAAATCCGGGGCGCGTCATTGAACTACGGGTTTAGTTGGTTCTCGATGATTGCGATTATACTAGGTTTAGAGTTCGGGAATGGATGGTGGTGATGATAGTATTTGTATTTGTATAATAATACGCGCCTCCTGGAGGTGTATTATTATATCGTGACCTCGCGTGCGGCGCACTTGGATAATGGTCACACAACCTGCGCCACGAAAAACGACACCCCGGCGTTATCGGCACCAGAATTTATCACGATATCGCAGTCGGAATCGCCCGAAGGGGCAGTATTCACCGAAGGGGCGATGGAATGGGTGCTGGATGATTATAAACCGCCCCTCCGAGAGATTCAGATTCCGAAGGAATGGACGGAAAACACAGGAAAATATTCGGTTAGAAAGTGTAAATCCAAAAGTTTCAAATCCAAATGGTTAACATTATACGTTCGGAATAGATTCCGGCCGAAAATATTCGGTTTGAAATTGTGATGAAAACCCGTAAGGATACACGGTGTATCATCCTATATAATGGGTTTCGGTGTCGTGGGTGGGGCTTTTCTATCGGTTCATTACTTATAGAGATATCTTAAGGATACATAAGATTATTATAAGATTATTATAAGATTATTATAAGATTATTATAAGATTATTATAAGATTCTGCCAAAAATAAACATTCAGAATTATACGAATGGAAGGAAAACTCCCGAAAATATTTCGTTTGAAATAAAGAAAATGATAGATTCCAAATGAATGGATTCCAAAGGAATGGACGGAAAACACAGGAAAATATTCGGTTAGAATCCAAAAGTTTAAAATTCAAATGGTTAACATTATATGTTCGGAATAGATTCCGTCGGAAAATATTCGGTTCAAATTCAAAAGTTTCAAATCCAAATGGTTAACATTATATGTTCGGAATGGATTCCGTTGGAAAATATTCGGTTTGAAATTGGAAAGTTATAAATTGGGAAGTGGCTTACAAACCCCCGGAGGGGGGCGGAGACTGTGGTATTGAGTGGTAAAATATATTCTTACTATATATGGTGTGGTGGTTGTAGTGGGTGCGGGGTTTATGGTGTGGATGGTGAGGTATTTTGTATCTCCGTTGGGGGCATTCCTATTCGTGTCCTTTTCGCCGTTTGCGCTGGAGACTTTTGAAACACGAAACGCACAATACCCAAAAACGGATTTGTCATTGAAATGCTCTTATTTCCGATTTTTAGGCGAAAAAACGCGTGACTGATACTTTTTGAGGGTCGGTGGCCGCGACGGCGGAGGCAGGGGCTGTGCGTATCTTTAGATGAAATTTTGTCTTTTCCTAATGTATATTATACCATCCAACTTCCATATAGAATGGACCGTAAATATATATACAAATGCGAACCTTGCGTTTTTCATACAACGTGTAAGAGAGATTATGACCGTCATATTTTGACAGAGAAGCATCTTGGCGGCGGCAGTCTAGCGAATCAAATCATAAAATCATCTGAAGGTTATGAGTGCTACTGTTGTCACAATATATTCAAGTCTCGCACTAGTATTTATAAACATATCTCCAAATGTTCAACGCCTTCTCCGCCGCCGGCGCCATCCGCCTCCATTCTACCAGGAATTACTGAACCGCAAATATCCGATGATATGGCGAAGAACATTGTGAATATGATGATGATGTTGTTTCAGCAAAATGCCGAATTACAAAGCAAAATGATGGAAATGTGTAAAAATGGCGGAATGTCAAATAGCAACAACACCATCAATGCGAACACCATCAACGCTAACACCACCAACAACAACTCATTCAATATGAATGTGTTCCTGAACGAGCAATGTAAAGACGCAATGAATATGAAGGACTTCGTCAATTCCATTCAACTGAACCTGACTGACCTGGAAAACGTTGGTAATCTGGGCTATGTAAAAGGAATGTCAAACATCCTTATAGACAACCTCCAAAAGATGGATGTATACAAGCGCCCCGTCCATTGTAGCGACGTCAAGCGCGATACCTTATACGTGAAGGAGAACAATGAGTGGGAACGGGACGGACCTGACCACCCGAAAATGGTGAACGCGGTCCTGGCGGTGGAACACAAGAATGTGGCGCTGGTAAGCGAATGGGCGAAGGCCAACCCGCGCTGTATGAATAGCAACACCCGAGAGAATGAAAGGTATATGAAACTCTCCAAGGCCGCCACCGACGGGGAGAAGGAAGGCAACATCGCCAAGGTCATAAAGAGAGTGGCGAAGAATGTGGCTATTGATAAGGAATCTCACACTAACGGCGGCGGCGGTAGCGCATTGGATTGACCCTTAAGGAGTATATAAAAATATTTTCGTATAATAATTATACGAAAATGTCAATTCCCGATAAAGATTATTCAAATACGATTATCTATAAGATAACGTGTAAAGACCCGAGTATCCAAGATGTGTATGTAGGGCATACGGTCAATTTCGTCCAGCGCAAAAAATCTCATCAGCTATCTTGTATGAATAGTAAATATCCAAACCACAACTGTAAGGTGTATAAAGTAATGCGAAATAATGGTGGGTGGGATAACTGGAATATGGATATAGTCGCATTTTACAAATGTAACGACCTCAATGAAGCACGGCAAAAGGAACAGGAACATTTCGTTGCGTTGAACGCGACAATGAATAGTGTTGAACCGTTTCCGTCAAAACCTGTAAGAACCATAAGAATCATAAAACCAGTAAGGCCGGTAATGCCAGTAAGGCCGGTAAGACAAAATAAATCAACATACAATGAAAATATGCCAATATCAGCATTTAACCGACCGAACGTTTGTTATAGTTGTGAACCCTGTCATTTCAAAACAGACAATAAAACAGACTATGAACGTCATTTAACTAGAAAGAAACATATAATCAGATGTGTTTCAACCTCAGAGCAACAAATTCCTGTTTCCAATACACACGTTTGTCAATCTTGTCACAAGGTATTCAAATGTCGCACAAGTATATACAAGCATAAGGCTATATGTAAAGAAATGGAAACAGCAAGTGGTTCTGAACCAACTGTTCCACCAGTCCCGTCACCCCCCATTACCGCACCCGTTTCAATAACCCCATCCGAAAAACATTATTGTGAAACCCTTACCAAATACTTCACCGATACGATGACGATGTTGTTTCAGCAAAATGCCGAATTCCAGAGTAAAATTATGGAGCACTGTTTACACCACTCAAGAATGAGAAATACCCCCACCAACCACCCATTCAATATGAACCGATTCCTCAACGAGCAATGTAAAGACGCGATGAATATGACGGACTTCGTGAATTCCATTCAACTGAACATGACCGACCTGGAAAATATAGGACGCCTTGGTTATGTGAAGGGAATGTCAAACATCCTCATAGACAACCTCCAGAAAACCGACCTTTACAAGCGCCCGGTCCATTGTAGCGACGCCAAGCGCGATACCTTATACGTGAAGGATAACAATGAGTGGGAACGGGACGGACCCGACCACCCGAAAATGGCGAATGCCGTCCGTGCGTTGGAAGAGAAGAACGATGCGCTTATAGAAGAATGGGCGAATCAGCATCCAAACTGTATAAATGACAATACACGCGAGAACAAACAGTATTTGAAAATACGTAATGCGATAACACTAGGCAACATCGCCAAGGTCATACACCGTGTGGCGAAGACTATCGCCATTGAAAAGGAATGAATACCCCCCATTCGTTCAACCTCCCCCAATTATTATATCGTGTTTATCATAATAGGATAAATACGATACGGTATACAATGACTGAACCTCACGCAATATACAATTGCGAACCGTGTATGTTTCTAACAAGGAATAAAAAGGATTATACGCGTCATCTGAAGTCACGCAAGCATATAGAGAATCATCCATCGGAGACTGACGCGACAGAAGCGACTCCGCCTCCCCCGAAAAAACAAGAGTGTGCGAAATGTAATAAGGAATTCAGGTCTCGCACATCGGTTTATAGCCACATTAAAAAGTGTAACGCAGCGGCAGCGGCACTCACTCCCGAACAAATCCAGTATATTCTTATGGAAAACAAAATACTCAAGGAACTCCTGAAGAACGTCATCCAGGGCCATCCAGCGGCGTCGCCGAATCATTCCGTATAATACTTCGTCAAATACTTATCATAATCCACTGGTAAATATTTATTATCCTTGATTGGTATTTTATGAAACGACACATACGACCGATTATATAAATCCACCCCACGATTCACCCGGTCGGCTATATTCGCTATATTGGTAGTATCACTATTATTCAATTCCTGATGCGACCAACTCTCTATCTTATTCTTCATAAACTCATAATCGCCGAAATATGAGAGATGCCAGCCGCCTTCCGCAATCCAAGGGCAATCCGTAATCCCGCGTATCGTGCTACACGTCTGATTCGTTTCTTTATAAAATGTGTATGTAAGTATTTTTGGCCATTCACATTTCTCCGTATACCTAACGTGTAAATTGTAATAATACAAATCCATTCCAAGAATACTGATACCGACATCCGACATCCGCGACGGAGCGTCATCGCCGTATTTGATACGCCTTAACGTATTAGGGTCGGGTATTTCATCCAGGTCGGTTATCATCAAAATATCCGACTCGCATAATTCACCGCACACTTTCGCGAATCCGGCCGCAATCGCGTTTCTTTGCCATTCTTCGTTTTTCCACTGCTGGCCTGCGCCGATATTGATATTGGGGTGGATATACGGCATATCGTCCACAATAATATGAATGATTTTATGGCTGTATTCCGCATACTGGGCCGCATTGTCCCTAAAAATCAACGGTTTCTCTTTGCCGACGAAAGTATGCGTGCTTTCCACAATGACGAAATAGTCGACGAGGTCGTTCAGGACTTTCAACCGGTAGGACAAGAGTTCGAGCTCATTGTAGAAGATGAACCCGTCGACGACTTTACGGGGGGCGGCGGCGGACATTGGAATGCTACGATTATTACTTACGATTATAGAATATGAAGGTATAAATATATGTAAAATGGAACGAAGTAAAGAAAACCGCCGAATATAATCGGCTCAAAAATGAATGTTCGAGAGATTTCTGGCCGAAAATAATCCGTTTGAAATTGGAAAGACCAACGGTGGACGTTCGGACAGTTTCTGGCCGAAAATATTTCGTTTGAATCTGGGAAAATCCTTATGATAGATGGGTTGGTGAGTATATTTTAAAATCGTATTATGGAATGGGTGGATACCTGGCATTTATGGTAACCGCCAGGGTGTCCGCCAGGGTGTCCGCCAGGAATGTCTTTTTGACTGGTTGCGCGCGGGAGTTTTGAAAACACGAAATGCGCAAATCCCGAAAAACGGGGTTGTGACTGATACGCTCACAAAACGCATATTTGCCCCGAAAACCTGTTACTGTTAATTTTTGGGGGTTGGCCGGCGCGTCTGAAACGGGGGGTTATTTTATAACGCTATTATAGAACATTCTTATACACTATTTAGGAAGAATAATGCCAGATAATGCCGAAAATGCCAATAAATTCGTATGCGTAGGTTGTGACTTCAAATGCTCTAAACAATCTAATTATGACACGCATCTTTTGACCTATAAACATCAAAAGATAATGGGACATAATCAATCCGAGTGCCAACCGTCATCAACAATATCATTCATTTGCCCCAACTGTAATAAGAAATATTCACATCTTTCTGGGTTGTGTCGTCATAGGAAAACATGTGTGGCAGTTAAACAAGATATTTCTGAACCCGTATCCAATAATCTATTAGAAACGAAGGCTAGTGACGAATTTTCCCCCGATGAGAATATTAAAATAACATCAACAGAGCTTCAGAATATAATAACCGACACACAATTTTGTAAGAAAATGATGTTTGAATTAATAAAAACCAACAACAATTTACAAGCACAAATCTTGGAAATGATGAAGAATTCGCAAACACACGCCCCAGAGACCGCCACCGCCCCGTCCTCCATCGGAGTCGCAACAAACGGCGACCATAACACCAACACCATCAACGCAAACACCATCACCAATAACAACAACTCATTCAATATGAATGTATTCCTCAACGATAAATGTAAAGACGCAATGAATATGAAGGACTTCGTGAATTCTATTCAGTTGAACCTGACTGACCTGGAAAATGTGGAACGGGATGGTTATGTAAAGGGAATGTCAAACATCCTGATAAACAACCTCCAAAAGACGGACGTATACAAACGCCCCGTCCATTGTAGTGACGTCAAGCGCGATACCTTATACGTGAAGGAGAACAATGAGTGGGCACGGGACGGACCCGACCACCCGAAAATGGTCAATGCGGTCCTGGCGGTGGAACACAAGAATGTGGCGCTGGTAAGTGAATGGGCGAAGGCCAACCCGCGCTGTATGAATAGCAACACCCGAGAGAATGAAAGGTATATGAAGCTTTCGAAGGCAGCCACCGACGGGGAGAAGGAAGGCAACATCGCCAAGGTCATAAAGAGAGTGGCGAAGAATGTTGCTATTGATAAGGATACCCACAATGGCGGCGGCGGTAGCGCATTGGATTGACCATTAAAGAGTATATAAAAATATTTTCGTATAATAACTATACGAAAATGTCAGTTCCCGATAAAGATTATTCAAATACGATTGTCTATAAGATAACGTGTAAAGACCCGAATATTCAGGATGTGTATGTAGGGCATACGGTCAATTTCGTCCAGCGCAAAAAATCTCACCAGCTATCTTGTATTAATAGTAAAAATCCAAGCCACAACTGTAAGGTGTATAAAGTCATACGAAATAATGGTGGATGGGATAACTGGAATATGGGTATAATCGCATTCTATGACTGTAAAGACCTCAATGAAGCACGGCAAAAGGAACAGGAACATTTCGTTGCGTTGAACGCGACAATGAATAGCGTTGAACCGTTTCCATCAAAATCAGTAAACCGCGTAAAACGAGTAAACCGCGTAAACTGTGTAAAATGTATAAACTGTGTAAAACGTGTAAGACCCGTAGGGCGCAATACAATGATGCCTAATGGAAAAAACCGCGGTTCTTATACTTGCGAAATTTGCGACTTTAGATGCTCTTACAAAAGCAATTACGATATACATATTTCTACCCGTAAACATCAGACAATGGTAAAAAATGAAGGATTACTCGTAGCGGCGGCCGCAGATCATTCAACTGCGCACACAGCGATTCCTTCAAATACATGTAGATACTGTAATAAAAGATATGCTCACCTTTCTGCGTTAAGTCGTCATAAGAGAACGTGTCCTATGATGAACCAAAATATTTCTGAACCCGTATCCAATAATCTATCACAAATAAACACTGATGACGATTTTTTCCCCGATGAGAATATCAAAATAACATCAACCGAACTTCAGAATATGATAACCGACACGCAATTTTGTAAGAAAATGATGTTTGAACTAATAAAAACCAACAACCATTTACAGGAACAAATATTGGAACTGATGAAGAATTCGCAAACACACACCCCAGCACCAGCACCATCCCCACCCCCAGTCCCAGCCCCGTCCTCAAACACCACCACCAACCCATTCAATATGAACCGGTTCCTCAACGAGAAATGTAAGGATGCGATGAATATGACGGATTTCGTTAATTCTATCCAGTTGAACCTCACCGACCTGGAAAATGTGGAACGGGATGGTTATGTAAAGGGAATGTCACACATCATCATAGACAACCTCCAAAAGATGGATGTATGCGAGCGCCCGGTCCATTGTAGCGACGCCAAGCGCGAGACCTTATACGTGAGGGTGGATAATCAATGGGAACGGGACGGACCCAGGCATCCGAAAATGGCGAATGCCATCCTTGCGTTGGAAAAGAAGAACGAGGTGCTTATAGAAGAATGGGCGAATCAGCATCCAAACTCTATAAATGACGGCACACGTGAGAACAAACGGTATTTGAAAATAAGTAACGCGATATCACTAGGCAACATCGCCAAGGTCATCAAGAGAGTGGCGAAGAATGTCACCATTGATAAGGACCCGCAGCCGCAACATCCAGCAGATACTGCGTAATCGTCATCGTAATGATAGTAATTATAATGATAGTAATGAAGAACAATGCTCCGCGAAATACTCCTCGGCCGGATGAAGAAGGGCTCCCGCGCCGCTTTTACACTCAATCTCTCGCACAATGCCGCGCAAGGTCTCCGCGTCAGCGACACCGATATACGCGTCTATCTCCGAACGCGTCGGATTCGCGTTAGCTGACGGGGGAATGAGTTGGACCATCTTTCGTTAAAGGTTGGTATGATGTATTGATGTAATATAAACGCGATTCGGGTTTATATGACATTGATTGTGTATGTGTACTTATTTGCGTCTACGGTTTCTGTGAGACTTGGCAGCGGAAGCATACCGTTTACTGCCAATCCGATGCGAACGAATATAGACGCGTTTGGCGTATTTCTTGGAGTTTTTGCGAGTGGGGCGACGACGTCCGCCTTGTGTTAGTTCATCGGCGGTATCAATATATTTTTGTTTAAGTTCATTTATTGTGTCGGCATCCATTGTTTGTCCATTCCCCGGTCTATAACTCTTATAGTGTCTCCAATATTTTTTAGTTGTATCATCGTAAATTTTAGTATTACCGTTAAAATTAGTAAAATAATTGGTTCCGTCAGTATTGGTATAATCTTTTAATTGAATCGTATTCGCGTCCGCGTTTTCAATTTGTTTTATTGTTGATTTTTCTGTCATATGGTTTGTATATATTACAATAACATAAAATATTGTAAATCTTAAAGGGTGTAAACCCATATTCATTTATTTACTATATCCATCAATAATGCCCCCCGCCCCCACCACGACGCTCGCCCTCCCACTCCCAAACGCACACTTCATCTGGAATTGCGCCTGGTTCTCCATTCCCTCCGCTATCTACGCATATTCCCACCACCCAGCGTCAACCCATCTCGCCATCATCCCCGCCTCTGTCTGGGCGACATCCCTCCTCTACTGGCGCAACCCCGTCCGCGATTCGTGGCGCCGGACTCTGGATATGACCGTCGTGTTTACCGGCCTGACATACAACACGTATTACGCCGTCCGTCACGCGTCACCGACACACTTCGGCGTATACGCGGCGCTCATCGGCACCTCCGCGGTGTGTTATGGCGTAAGCACTTATTTGATGACACGCGGACGCATCTGGCCTGCCACTTACGCGCACGCGAGTATCCACGTCGTCGGAAATATCGCGAATCTAGTTTTGTATAATGGGGTGTGATAAATGCGAACAATCATATTATGTTTGATTTAGTTTTTTGATATTTTTAAAAAATTTATTATTGAATTTTAATTTGTGTAAAATAAAAGTAATGACGATTACCACAATACTAATACAAAATATTATGTATAGTGCTACCAACAATAATGACGGGATGTATGTATATAATGGATTCCAATTCATTTTGTATAATAACTTATCTAAATATGACAAACCAATAGTCAGTGGAGTGCCTTCAACCACGTGTTCATATGGATATTCTATCACTGTATGATTATGTTTTTTAATAATAGATAATCCAGCGTTTAATCCAGTTTCACACGATGCTTCCATACTTACACCTCCCATGGTACTTTTAACATAATAACCGGATAAAAACATATTATTAGGTACGTCGTGCGGCTGATTTGTTGGCATATATTTCATTAATCCAGTATTTATTGAGTATTTGGGGTTAGATGATACCAATTTCCCCTCGTTATTATTTTGAAATTCATACCAATCTTCATAGGATACGAAAATTTTATCAAATGTGGTATTATGTTTATTTATCAATTCTTTGATATATTTACTATTTTTAAATTGATGTATGCCTTCTTGTATAGCTTCTTCTCTAGAACAATCATTCAATATTTTTCCAAATAGTTCACCTTTATTATAATCTAAAAATCCTACATTAAATATATCTTTTATTTGAGTATTTTCCTTTTTACAATTCCCAATAAATTTTTGACTCCATGCGTGTTTTCTTTGTATTATTAATTTCCAAGGAGTATCAACTAGAACAAGTTCATCACATTTAAGTTTTATGTTATTTTCAAGTTCAATTGAAAAATACAAATTAATTGTATAATATAATTGAAGACCGTTTTCTAATTTTTGTAAATGCGGTTTAATTTGTCTATTAGAAAAATATGATTGTTGAGAAATTATTTTATTTATATTCTTCAATGATAACGAGAAAACATACTCATCTCCTTTAATTACTTCATTATTTATTAACACGGAATCAATTATTCCATTGTTTATATTTATATTATTTAATTTTGAGTTTGTATAAATTTTAACACCCCTTTTTTTTAAATAATTAACCCAAGGCACAAATAAACTTTCTTGTGTAGGGTTTTTTGTTATTCGTGTATTTTTTGGTGTAAAATAGTATTTATTAGTATCAAATACAGATAATATATTATTATAATAACCGGATAAGCTTACTTTATTTGCGTCTAATCCCAAAAATGGACCAAGAATTGATTGTATAATTTTATTTTTTTTAAAATATTCATAAGCATTAATGTCTTGATAATCGTTTATTGCCCTTTCACGTGAAATTGTAAAAATATTCAAAACTTTATTTATTAAGTCGACATCCCCATTTTTAAGTATTATCTTCCCAAGATTATAAGGAGATAAATCTCCTTGTTCTATATTATCCGTATCTATTACACACGGATGTGTTAATAATTTAAAATTATCATCTGCGCCTATTTCATTTATAATTTTATTTATATTGTGGTAACAATCTCCGAATACTCTCCAGGAATATTCAATATAACAAAACTTGCCAAACATAGACCGGGCTTGTCCTCCTATATCTGATTCAGATTCATATATAGATATATCAAATTCAGGGTATTTACATAATATATGTGCTGCGGATAATCCAGCTATACCGCCTCCAATAATAACAACCTTCGGCATTTATATATAATTAGAATAAAAAATATGATATTATTATTATTATTATTATTATATTCCAAAATCATAGAATATAATAACACGCATCAATGCCCCCAACCACCCTTCTCGCGCTAATGCTCGCCACATACGCCATCCCCATCGCATTCGTCTATTACAAATACAGCACCGCTACCGCCACCGCCGCCGCCCGTAGCATATCTAGCATAATCACCAGTAAGGAACCCTTCATAACATTAACGTATAATAATGCCCCCCCCCCCCCGTATTCACGATGTTCCAAACCCGGCACTTCATCGCCGCGTGTATGCTCTTGATGGCGGTCTTCACCATAGCCTACGAATACCAACGATGCGTGACACAACACACGCAGTGGTCCCTCTTCGCCATCACCGCCCTTCTCATCGGAATATTCGGTGTTATTTTCATCCCTGAACACGACTCCACCCATTACATCTTCGCAGCCACGGCATTCTTCGCGATAGTCGGGTTTATGGTGGGACATACCTACTACGCCGACACCGACACCGCCGATACCCTCCGCATCCTCCTTTACGCACAATTCCTCTTTATGGTCGTCACCGTCATAGGGGTCATCCAGGACGCGCCCATCTTCGCGACCGAGGCACTTTTCCTCCTGAATTTCGCCGTCTTTTACTTGTATCTACACGGGGAAAATTATACATTTTCCATTTCTACGCCCTCGCCGTCACCGTCCTCTAGCACCCGATGACGGTCAATTGCGCCCTGGTAATCCCGTATATACTGATACAATAAGAGCCCGCCAGACGCCGCCAAAAACACGAGCGACACGCCAATCGTCGCATCAAACGGCTCTTTGAAACACACGAATGAATACGTCAACTGGATGACACGACGCACCAAGTCAAGCCCGCTGAGCAGAATATTCGCGGGGATGACGCTATTTTTACTATTCAGAATGTATATTTTATTGAACATATAAAGTTGGAGCCCAAACGCGATGAAGAAATACATGGTCAACGTCCCCGAAGTAATGGGCGGCGCGTTTTTCACGGTATAAACCACCGCCCAGGGAACCGCAAGCACGAAATATGTCGCCTGAAATATGATTTGGAAATCAATATTGGTCATAATATCGCCGTGCTTCGACATTGAATACTCTATCACGTTATTGTAGGCGGAATTCAAACCGCACGATACCAATATAATCACGGTGTTTTGGGCTACGGCTCCGCCACCGCCACCGCCGACTCCGCCACCGCCGCCCGACGAATACGCGTATATATACTGCGTCGCCACTATCACGTGGGACACCAATAACGACGCGCAACTCGCATAATAAAGTCGTGTCACCGGTTTTTTCAAGAGAAACTTGAACCACGGTATATTGAAAATAATGAATCCGGACCGCAAGATGGTATAATAACTCAATGTAACGGTATTCAGCGCGTAAAACACAAATACGGTCTCAATAGTGTAAAGGACGCCCGTTATGACGGGGTATTTCAGCACAGTTCGGCGTTCGGGCTCCATATAGGACCTAATTTTAGCCCACGAGAATTTATGGATGAAAAAGCAGCTGTAAAATGGGGTGAAGCACAGACTCAATAGGACATTGAACCATTCGTTCTTGTAGTCGTAGTTGTTTGTGATATACTTCATACAGATGAGATATTCGGTCAATGTGGCGACGAAGAATATAGAGTTTAGGATGAGGAGCCAGGCCATACAAGTCTCGTTGTAGTAGTCACACGGAATAGTTCTATATCGGTATCAGCAGACGTATACCGATATAAACCGATGAGTATAGACTATGTATTACAAGAGTAAGTTATGTCAAAAAGTAAATACAACAACACAATTTCGGCGGGGGTGAGAATACCCGACTGTCAGGATTGGACACCGGTGTCATTGAGTAAGAATCGCCCCGCTACTGTCGGCACCGCACTCGCGTCCACGTCCACGTCCACTGCGTCTGCCTCTGCCACCGCATCCGCCGCCGACGACATCCCCAAAAAGACGAAGTATATCGCCAAAGCCACCAGCGATACCATCCGCCAAGCGCGATGCGATAAGAAACTCACCCAAAAGGAACTCGCGCAGAAATGTAATATGGACGTCTCCATCATCGCGGAGATTGAGCGCGGCGGCAATTGCGTCTACAATGCGACCCACGTCAATAAAATCCAGTCGGTTCTCGGCGTCAAGATTCCGCGCGCGTAGGTATAAAATTGATTCATAATAAATAATAATATACATAAACAACCGTGTATATTATTGAATAATGTCCACCGCCGCCGCCGCCGCACCCCCCGCCAAAATCCACCGCCTGAATTACATCGGGTCCAAATACCAGCTCCTCGAATGGCTTACGAATTATATGAAAGAGAAAACCGGTTTCGCAAACTTCGAAAACAAGACCGTCGCGGACCTCTTCGCGGGGACGGGCGTCGTCTCTCACCATTTCCGTCTCCAAGGCGCGACCGTCTATTCCAACGACGCAGAATTATATAGCGCGGTTATCGCCCACGCATTTACGCGGTCGGTGTATACAGAACGCGTCCGCCAGGTCATCGCCGAAATGAATTCCCTCGCCACCGCCGCCACCCCCCCCGGATTTGTCACGCGACACTATAGTCCCTATGAAGGCAATGAACGAATGTTCTTCACGGTTGAAAATGCGCGCAGGATTGACGCGGTGAGGGCGATGCTGGAAGCCGTCTCCGCCGCCGATGCCGACGCAGGACTGACTCACGACGAGTATCAATTCATCCTCGCGTCTATTATTATTAGCGCCGATGCGGTGAGTAATGTGCCCGCAGTCTACGGATGTTATCTGAAGAACTTCAAAGCCAAGGCGACAAAACCGTTTGTATTGACGCCGATACACACCATCACTGCGAGGTCCGCGGCTTCCGCTACAGAATCCGTCACAAAAAGTGCCGTCGACTCCGCGTCCGCTACAGAATCCGTCACAAAAAGTGCCGTCTTCCACGCCGATGTCATCGCCGACCCCGCCTTCCTCGCCACCACCCTCCCCCCCGCGGATATCGCCTACTTGGATCCCCCTTATAATGAGCGCCAGTATTCTAAGAACTATTTCCCGCTGAATATTATTGCGAAGACTCCCGCAGCACTAATCGCCGAGCCCCCCTTGAAAGGGAAAACAGGTATTCCCACAGACTGCTTTCTGTCCGCGTTCTGTCGCAAAGGCGCCGCTGCGGAAACAGCGTTTGATACCTTGATACGCGGCCTGCGCGCCAAATGGATATTCTTGTCGTATAGCAGCGAAAGCATCGTGTCAAAGGAGAAAATGATGGAAATTCTGAGTAGATACGGAACTGTCTCGGTGACCGAGCGTGAATACAAACGGTTCAAGTCGTTTGAGTATAATGAAGACAAGGCTGTCTGTGAGTATTTGTTCTGTCTGGAAAAAAAATGGATGGCCGCTCCCCCGCGGCAGTTATAATTCCGTTACCTTGAAATGCCCCGCAAACACATGAAGCACCTTGTCAATACACCAGCGAACCGCCATATTTTGCCGACTCTTGGTATGAAACTGGAACTCCATAATGGTGGTATCACCACCACCGCCGTCACCGCCCCCGGGTGCGACGACCCGAAGACTGGTAGAATTCGTCCATTTGTCATAAGAGCGAGACCACGAATACTGAAATGAGGTCCAGTCGGGACCAGTAGCGACCGCCGCCGCCGCCGTAGGCGCAATGAACCGAATCTGGTCGGTGTCGCGCACATAGTATACGATTGGCGAGTCAAACGTGTACCGCCAGAGCATAGGCATAATTGCGGCGATATTTTCTTGGATATATTTTTTTAAGGTGGCGGGGTCAGGGACTCCATTCTCGTTGGAACAATTGCTGAACTTAACGCACTCCTCCCAGAACTTTTGCGGGGTCGCCTGCCCCACGACCTGCGGCGCTATCTTGCCGCCCTTTTTCTTATTGCTTTTCGCCGACAAGTGAAGTCCGAACTCCGCCACGGCGGTGAAATCGTATCGTGCACCCTTACTCGCGGTATGGACGCACATCGGGAACAAATTGTCAGTCACGAGACGCTTCAGGCGCGGCGTCAACTTATCCACTTCAGCCTGGCTGTATTGAAACGGCCCATCATAGGGGGTGCCGTAAGCATCGCAAATCGCTTTCTCAAAAATCTTACCGGTGTCTTCGGTCATCAGGGGTGTCGTCGTAGGATGCGCGGCGACAACAACCACATCGTCGCCGTGACCATCGGGTTTCGTAAGGTGTGCTTCCATTATTCTGGTGCTGTATTTCACGCAATACCTGGAAAAATATTTCAATTTATTGAGAGCCCCTCTAAAACGCGTAATCAACTTAAATATTTGATATCTTAATTATACATATTACAAAGATTCAATGGGTGGAAACAAACATAAGAAGGCGAACAAACATAAGAATAAGGCCGCATCCGCGGCATCCGCGGCGTCCAATGCGAAGAAGCCCGTCACCATCGCCGATATTTCCCCGGAGTTTCAGACCATTATTCTGGACTTCCTGCGCGATATCGACTGCTCATTCCCCGAGTATCGCGAAACCCTCTCCAAATATTTAGGATACTCACACGAGATGAAGCCGATGCCGGATGAGCTGTATATTGAACTGTATACACACTGCCGGGAGGTATACCCAGTCCGCTTTTTTGATATTTTGTATAAGAATGAAACCCTTTTTGCTAGCAGCACAGGAGATAGCACGGTGAGCGACGCGAGCAGAGAGAGTGGAGCCGGCTCTGCTGGCGCAACGAACAACGCGACCGGAGCGGACAAAGCACACACGAACGAGCCGAACGAAGAGAGGCGAGTGAGCATGCTCCCCGGCGTCGACTTCCGCGATATTTGGGCCACCGAAGACCTCGCAGAAAACACCAAGGATATTATTTGGAAGTATCTCCAGCTCATCCTGTTCTCTATTGTAAACAATCTCTCGGATATGGGTTCCTTCGGAGATACTGCGAAACTATTTGAGGCGATTGATGATAGCGAGCTGAAGACCAAGCTGGAGGAGGTGATAGGCGAGATGGGGTCAATGTTCGGAGCAGCCGAAGCGGGCGCAGCGGGAGCAGGAGCAGGAGCAGGAGCAGGCGGAGTGGAAGGATTGGACGAAACATTCAAAAAGGCCACCGAGTTTATGAATGAAGCGTTCTCGGGCACAGGCACGGGCACAGGCACGGGCACCGGCACCGGCACCGGCACTACTCCACCCATCCCGGACGCCAGCTCTATCCACGAGCACCTCTCGGGTATCTTAAATGGCAAGATTGGCAAGCTCGCCAAGGAAATCGCCGAAGAGACCGCCGCCGACCTGAACCTGGATATGGAAAACGAGACGACGATGAAGGGTGTGTTCCAGCAACTGCTTAAAAACCCTGGCAAACTCTCCGGGATTATTAAATCCGTCGGAACCAAATTGGACTCCAAACTGAAGTCTGGAGAACTTAAAGAGAGCGAGATTATGCAGGAGGCGAGCGAATTGATGTCGAAGATGAAGAGTATGCCGGGAATGAATAACCTGGCGAGTATGTTAAGCAAGATGGGGATGAATATGCCGGGGATGGGTGGCGGCGCAGGCGGCAAAGTGAATTTTGGCGCGATGCAGGCGCAATTGAATAAGAATATGAAACAATCGCAGATGCGTGAGAGATTGTTGAAGAAAGTCCAGGAAAAACAGGCGGCAACAGCGGCAGCAGCGGCAGCAGCATCAGCAAGCCCCCTTCCAGCCAATGGCAAAACAACCGCGGTGTTTACATCAGGTGAAAAACCGGCAAAGACGCCACGCCCCGCTGCTCCTGCTGGCGCATCTGCTACCACAACCCCCGCCGCTGCTCCTGCCCCTGCTCAACAAAAAGACAAGCAAAAGAGTGATTGATTCGTCACACCACAGTCTAGGGTTTGTTCGTTGTTTGTTCATCCACGGCTCCCGCGGTTGCGTCCGCCGTTCCCGAACAAACCCTAGTATAGCCCCAAAACAGTCTAGGGTTTGTTCGGTAGTAGCGGACGCGAATGCGGGAGCTACGAACGAACAAACAAGCGGGAGCTACGGATGAACAAACAGCAAACAAATAATATATAAGTATTATAGTATTTTATATATTACCATATAAACCCAAATATACATACGCATACACGCAAACAATGACAAAAGACCAAGTATTCTGGATGGAAGACCCCGCCGTGCTTATGAATAAAGACTATATCCGCGAGATATGGCCGCAAAATGCGATGGACCCCCCCGCCAAACTGAACGCCATAACGCGCTTCGTCATCCTCGCCACCATTTTAGGCTACCTTATTACATCATCGTTCTCGCTCTTTATTTTGGGCGGAATTACTTTAGGAATCATCGTTATGATTTACAACTTCGTCCATAAGGGGAAGGCTGGCACAGAAACGGCGCAAGCGAAGAAAGTCCTGAAAACGGAAGAAGGCTTCGCCAATAATATCGACAAGCCCGAAATGTATGAACTGATGCGGGATGAATTCACGGCACCGAACCCCAATAATCCGATGATGAATCCTCTCCTCCCCGAAATCGTGGACGACCCCCAGCGCCGAAATGCCGCGCCGTCATTTAATCCCGCGGTCGAACAGGACATCAATGAATCCGCCAAACGCTTCGTAAGTGGGAGTTTTGATACAAACGCGAGCAATGTCGTATACCAAGGCAGCAATGTCCCCGCACAGCCACCGAATCATACCCCCGAAGAAACCTATGGCAAATTATTCGGAACTTTAGGTGATAACGCAGTATTTGAGTCGTCGATGCGACAATTCCATCCGGTGGCGAATACGCGCATCCCGAACGACCAGGACGCATTCGCGAAATTCTGTTATGGAGATATGAAGTCGTGTAAGGAGGGGGATGAATTCGCGTGTGGACGTATCAATTCGCGCCTGGGGGCGGTGGTGGGGCAGTAATAGTCGTGTCGTCGTGTCGTCGTGTCGTCGTGTATTAACCGAAGGCCTCCGTTACACTTCGGCCGTCTTTTAACCACGACACTTGTCTATAACCGGCGCCATATTTCGGTGTATTGTCGTTTATATATATTTAGACGCCACTACATAATTTATTTATTTATCTATCTATTTATTTATATCCATACATTACAAGGAACACGACCGAACGAACGAACAATGGCCTATGTGAATAGCTATACCTTTGACAATATGTCACGCATTGGGTGCGATACCGGCGATCTCTCGCAACGCAACGTCCAGAATATGAACGCAGCCAATTACGCACTCAACAACTTCTTCTCCACGGACTGCCAGATGGAGCGCCCTATCCAGTTCGCGACGAGCCAGCCCAACGTCTTCTACAAGGGAGGCCACCAGACCGGATTTGGCGGCTGTAATATCGACACCAACTCGGAGCTCTCGATTGGAAGCCTGAATACTCACGCCAAGTGTAAATTGAGTCTCCTGGAACGCCCTTTCAAGACCGTCCCTTATTTAGGACGCGGCGCCGTAAACGTCGATTTTGAGTCCAAGATGCTTCAAGGTGATATGAATACGAACAAGAAGAGCATCACGCAATTGTCGGAGCAACTGAACGCCGCACACGGCGACTACCCTCTTCAGGAGGAGTTCAAGACGACTATCAACAACCCGGCGAATTATGTGGAAGGCGCGGCAGTCAATGGATGGATTCGTGGTGGCGTGCCGTCGAGAGAGTTGGTGAGAGACCAGGAGTACCTCTTTAAATAACTGCTCCGACGACGCGGAGCGTCGCGTCGCCTGTGTCGCGACACGCCACTCCAGAATGCTACCGCTTCGCTCCGCATTCTTTCTTGACGCATCGCTCATCCCTCGTCTAGGCTCGGTCAATCTTCTCGCCTCGTCGCTCGTTCCGTCCCGCAGAGCAGGACGCCACTCGCTGCTCGGCTCGGTCATCTTCGCCGATTCTGGGGGAGAATTTGGCGAGTGATTCCCGAGCCGAGTGTATCAGAAATCATATAAACATATAAAGTCTTGTTTCATATAATACTTTATAGAATAATGAATTCAAACGAAACTGCGGGTATTGTTGAACCGTATGAACTGCCAGAGGACGATCTCTCGGGATATCAATACGACATCGTCCCAACATATAAAATGATTGAGGACGCAGACGACCAGGATACGCTATTCCGAATCCAATTTCTTCAAGCCTTCGGTATTACAGACCGTGAATATCATCCGGAGATTGTGTCTGCGATTATCAGCGACCTTTACGAGAGATACAATCGCGTCCCAGGAATCCGAGAGATTCTAGAATCGCATCCGCTGTATAACGCCCCTGGCGCCGCCGCCACCACCACTACCCCGCCCGATTCCCCGTCTCCTAGCAGCCACCACCAAAATGATGACATCTGTCACAGTTGCCCCGAACCCGATAACAGTGAGATGATTTTCTGTATGATGTTTTCGTTTCATTTGTTTGATTTATTCCATAAATGCCTTCGTCACGCGAAGCACGGGGAAGAAATCCCGCACACCCTCCGGGATGAAATGAAGGAAAGTTTGCGGACATTGTTTTAGTTTAGGAGAAATAATATAGTATAGTAGTATAGATTTCATTCCATTCCATTCCATTCTAATGGCCTCCACCCGAAACAAGAATACCCGCCCCGATTTCAAAATCGAGCAAAACGTCCAGAACCTCGCGCGCAATTATGTCGCGTTTGAAAACAGCTACGCCGGCAAGGCATTCGCCCCCGCCCTCGCGTTTGAAAGTGTAGGCATCCTCCCCACCAAGATGTCCCGCGAGCATTTCGCCCGGAATTCGGTGGATATTGAATCCGCGTTATTCGGTATCAACTCTACCAACCTCGTCGACCCACAGGCGCCCGTCGTCCCCCAAATGAAGCAACTCCCTGAAGTGAAATTCTTCGATAGGATGGCGATGTTTATGCCGGAACCGTTGGTGGTGGAGAAGGCGTCGAGGCCGTTTCAGCACGCGGAGGCGAAGTTGTGGTGAGGGGGGGTGCGTCCCCCAACGACGCTGGCGTCGCTTCGCTCCGCGATTTAAAGTTGGGGGAATTTTTTAATGTGGGTATAATGTATAACGAAATATAATACATTATGGCATCGGCTGATAGCAAACTGTCGAGTGGTGATGAGGCGCTGATGGATAAAGAACGTATTATGGAAATGGTCCCTACACTAACTCCTAATGATGATATATTATTAAAAAAAAAAATCTTGTAGTTCAGTATCGACATAAAGGATTAGTAGATGCGTTAAATATAATGAAGAGTATATTATTAAAAGAAAAAACTCCAGCCGAGTTTTTTAAGCCGTCTATTTTTGATAGCCTAAAACGAAGCGAACCTGCGACTAAAGATATTATACTTAAAGCAATTTATGGTTATAATAATGCTTTTGAAATGCCTACTATATACCAACAAGATGTTCCTACTGGTCGCGGTGAAGTTCAAAAATTTTATAATGATAATAAAGATTTAATAAAATCTATACCGCCTGAGGTTATTCAAGCGTATAGTCTTGATGAATTTGAAAATCTCGCACGCCTTTGGGAAAATAAATATGGATACAGGTTAAAAACCGAATATGAATTAAGTGGCCAATATGAAAGAGATTATAACCCAGATGGTCCCTGGACGATAGGTGGTAGGAAGCGTCGTTCCTCCAAAAAACGCACCAAATCCGCCAAACGCAAATCAGCCACCAAAAACCGCCGCCCTCATCGCCGCCATCGCCGCCGCACCTCCCGAAAGTAACATAAAACTATTTTCTCCTTTAGTATCATAAAAGCTCTTTGAAACTCACTCACTCACTTCGTTCGTTCGTTCACTCCGATGCAATCCCTCCAATTCACCAACCCCAACCCCCGCACTTCCCCCGCCGGCTTCTCCGGCTCTTTCAATGCCAACAACCAAGGCTACAGCGGCGCAGGTCGCGTGACTATCGGCAATGAAAACAGAAACGTCTTCGTCCAAGGCCAAATCGGCGGCGGCTGGTCAGGCGGCCGCCCCAGTGTCGGCGGTATGGTCGGCGGAACTATCCGGTTTTAGGACAGACTCATTGAATAAATGAATAAATGAATAATTGTAATAAATAATATACCGAAATATTAGTTACTACAGAATGAAATCGAAAACACTCCGGAATAGGACACGTCGTCGTCGTCGCAATGTCAAGAAAACGAAAACGAAACGCGGCGGGATGTTTCGTCAAGCATCCCGCGCCGCACGCACAACCATTTATAATGAAGTTCTACCCCTCTTCAACAATTTCAATAACCATATCATCGGCCAAGAACTAAACCCCAAACAAAAAGAAGTGGTCCAAAATGGCAATCGTTATTTCGAAACCGTCGGTGACATTCCCGCAGATGATCCACTAAAAGCGAGTATAACCGAATTGATGAAAGAGTGGTCCAGCATCGAGAAAAATGCCGAGAAAACATTAGGATTGTATAATAAATTATTATTAGCCCTAAAAAATGCGGAGATAAGGCGAAAACAACAACTGGCAAAGGATGCCGCGTCGAACAGACCAAGTATCGTTACCGGCGCATTTTCATCAAACCCAAATTCGCTTACATCATCACCACTCGTTTTACAAGGAACGTCATACACGCCACACGCGTCGTCGTCGTCGTCGTCGCCATTCGCACATACGCCAAAAGCAGTAATACATCCACACTTTAATACCCCAGCGAAACGGCCCGGAAATTATATGGATGATTCAACATCGCCGCCAAAATTAAACCCGGATGAAAAAGCACCACAATCAATAGACCCCAATGATTTATTATATGTCCAAGGGACTAGATTATTTCCGAATCCCAAAAATACCACACCACTCACGTCACCGTTTAAACCTACTCCGCCGCGTTTACCATCAAAATCCAGAGTCCCTTTAGGTCCTTTAAGTCCTTCTCGTCGGTTAGTCCTAGGCTAGCCTCCTAACATACGACCTCCCCCAATATTTATCCACACGCCCCACACATATATCTCCATTTGCCACCTGTCGCGGTGTAGGGATACTCGTGTGTGTGATTTCCGTCACAAGCACCTTCGTTCCCGCGTCACCTCCGTGTAGTGTCCAATACATATACGGCGGACTTACCATTATTTTTCCATTGAATTTATGTCTGCTCGGGTATGATACCCGCATTTGCTGTAATGCCTCTGAATACCACCCATAATACTCGGATGTATCTTCTGGGAAGGGGGTAGATGTCGGTGTCCTTGGTGTCGTCATCGTTCGTTCGTTTGATAATAGTAATCACAATTATTATCAATCAATTTATTCATTCGCTCGCTCCTTCATTCATTCATTCATTCATTCATTCGCTCGTTCGCTCATTCATTCATTCATTCATTCATTCATTCATTCATTCATTCATTCATTCATTCATTCATTCATTCGCTCGTTCGCTCGCTCACTCACTCGCTCGCTCGTTCATTCATTCATTCGCTCGTTCGCTCGCTCACTCGCTTACTCGCTTACTCGCTTACTCGCTTACTCGCTCACTCGCTCATTCATTCCTCCCCCAGCCCCGCAAACTGGTTATGGACCTTCACACTTCCCGTTGTCTTTGCTCCTTTTACCTGTTGACTCGCGAATACATCGACGCCGACACCGCCACCGACGACGACGCCGTCACTCGCACTGGACGGAATCTGAACGGTTAAAGATGGAACCATCCTGCCTCCTCGCACAGGTCTAGCGCTACGAAACCCGGTTCTAGAATCGGCATTTCCACTCCTCTCGATTGGTCTTCCCTGACGCGATGGAAACGAACGTGGCCTTTGTAGTGATTCAGTGGTATCATCACCCGCACCCGCCGCCGCCACCGAAGGCGTCACATTCAAACACGCAAATTGCTGCGCCGCAGCCAACTGATTCACATAATTAATCACCGTGTGTTTCGTAACAAACAACCCCGCCTCCTTCATCGTAGCCAAATAGATGTCATAATGAAGTTTATACATGTGAGTCTTCAACTCGCGGTCATATTCCTTCAACGGCTTAACTTCCTTCTTCACGTAATGCGCGATATATGCGTCATAAAGGCGCTGGGTATAATCGTGAAGACGGTCGCGAAACTGGCGGAACGCGCGAGAATGTTGCGGGTGATACTTCAAATACTCGTCAATTTCTCTGTCTTTGCGCAGCTGGAGATACTGCGCCATTAATTTCTGCTCCACCCCCTTGCGCTTCTTCACGCTCTCATATTTGGGATTACGTTTCTTATAGCAGAACCCGGTATCCTTATCCACAAAGACGACGCCGGGCAATGAAACGCTGCGGGTTTCCAACGACGCATACATTCGGCAATAATCTTCCACGGTATGGCCCTCGCCCTCTCCCTCGCCCTCGGCGGCAATACATGTCAATCCGACAGGCATATGGGAAACACTGCCGCCAAAGTTCGCAGAGAAAATGTCGCGGTCAATGCGGATGACGTCCACTCCAGCTCCAGCTCCAGCTCCCGCTCCAGCTTCCGCTTCCTTTGCCGTCACACTATACACTGCGACCAAATACAATTTTGGAACAGTAATTACATTGACGATTTGATTCTTGGGATGCTGGACGACGAGTGAGTAGCAGTATTGCTTGGGAACACCGTCCAATCCGCCTGGAAGCAAGCTCAACACCTCGCAGATACGGCGGCGCAGAACCTCTTGGACGCCCAGCTTTTGGAATGTCGACGCCGACGCCGACGCCGACGCCGACGCCGACGCCGACGCCGACGCCACCGAGTCCGACGCAATCGCGGCTTCCGCCTGTGCCTCTACGATATGGTCATAGGATACTTCACCTACGCAACTCTTTGTCGCAATATACCACTTCTCCCGCCAAAACAGATTCACCATAACACCTTCAACCATCTCTTCCGCTGTAAGGTGCCCGCCGTCCGCAGAATTTACAGGCAGCGAATTCATCTCATCAGATAGTTTCAGCATCTTAACCGGCGCAACACAACAAATGCGACCATTGCTGTCAAATACTACCGAGCGAAACCGCCCCACACTATTGTATTGTTCCTCGGTAAGTTTAGCGCGGTCATATTTCAATGTGTAAAACACACCCGACGGAGTTTTAGAAAAGTGAAGAAGGAAGCCACGTTCTGCGCACCAAGCACGAAGGTCGTGAACGTCGCCCGAGCCATCGACACTCTCCGCTGCGACCTTCTCTACAAAGGCGGGCAAATCGGTAAATTCAGTTTGTGATATAGAAAACATATTACGATAATACTAGTATACTATCACACGAGTAATCTTTATATAGGTTTGGTATTGTGAATTATTATAGTGGGATATAACAAGATATAACGACATAAAATAGTATATACTAATATATTAAAATGGATCCACCGAATATCGATCCAGAATACATCGACATCGACATCGGCAGCGATGCGCCGCAACCGCCGACATCAGAAGGCACATCATTGTC